TGGGCAAGCATATTTTGAATTGCTAAATACCATCTTTGTGGGATCTCTAACTCACCACTCAATGCGCCTACATCTTGTATTTGCCGATGGTACCACGCAACTATTTGCTTAAATGGGTTACCCGGTACAGGCCATGTATACATTGAAGGCTGCGGGATAGTTCTATCAAACCAAAACAATAAAGGCTGGTCTGATGTGAAATTCTTATTAGGCAAATTAGTGTAATCGTCACGATTTAAACGCGCCATAGGTATTTCTGTAGGCGCTGTGCCCCACACCAATTCACGAACAGCTAAAGTACCACCACCATTTTCTTTAATTCTCCACAAAGGCGTACTTTGTGAAGGCTCAAGATCATAGTAATACCATTTACCATCAACCCAAGTGGTTGCTCCGGGTGAGTATACAGTGGTCCAAGTAATATTATCTGTACTACATTGGATAGCTATATTAAAAGAAGCAGAAGTACCTGCCAGAATGCCTACTGTTGCAATATAAACGTTATTTCCTGTGCCATTGCTAATGCCAAGATACCCGTTTGGCGCGCTTTGTTGGCAAATTGTGTCTGTATTACCATCATAGGCGTTTGCAACATTGCCTGAAGAGCCAAACATACCTGTAGTAACACGAGTAACTGAGCGATAATTGGCGTTTAGAACATCAACAGTGCCTAATGGCATGTCATAGATGTATTGCTCTTGGTAAAGGCCTTGTACGACTTTATTAATGCACCAATATTGAATACCACGATTGGCCATATTGGAAAGAACATAATATAGACTGGTCTTTGAGGCTAAAACTTGCTCATTGGTAAGCTCTTCTGCCAATTTACCAGCACGACGAGCCCCATGGTCAATCAGTTGTTGAACCGAAATAACTGTAGTACCGACGGTTCCACTTGTTGACATGAATTACCACCTTCCTGTCTTTTTTGTAGTTGTCAAAGAACCGCCATCAGCGCAATGCCAACGCTTAAGAGACGCCGCTTTTCGAGTAGGCTGCCCTTTGTCATCTTTCATAGGCCCCGGCATACCACTCATACGTGCGCAAAAAGAATCGTGTCTTGGACCCTTTGCTTGTGGCGCCTTAAGGTTACTACCGGTTGCACTATTAAATTTATCTCGACCTTTTTGAGTAAGGCCGGCGCCTTGGCTTGTAGGCAACTTTTCCCCACGACTAACAGATAGTCTAGGGTCGCCACCTTTTGCCATTTTTGCTGTCTTGGCTGCAGCTTTAAAATCAGCCGCAGTAGGCGCGCCTTTAGCACCAACTTTGCGCATCTTTTCACCAGAGCCACGCTCAATTCTTTCACGCTTGGCATGAATATTCTCATACAAACCGCCGCCAGCTTTCATTTTCTTTTCGGAAAATAATTTATCCACCATAGCCACCCTTTGAGGTTTTGTGGTTACGTTCTCAATAATTTCTGCACGTTCTGATTTGTTTTTTCCTGCATCATAAAACCCAGCCTTTTTTAAAGACTTAGTTACTCCACCATCTTTAAATTTCTTACCCTCATCAGCTTTGGCAAACTCTTTGCCAACTTTTTGAGGCACACCGCCATACCCACCTTTAGTGTGAGCTGCAGCTTGCATTAAGCGATGTTGAGCTGGTGATTTGCTTGGCATGATTAAGCCATAGGGTTGACGTAGTGTTTTTGCATCTCAAGAATTATTGTGTATGAGTCGCCTGCAGACCCATCTAAAGTAGTGAAAGTAATCACGCCATCTTTACCAGTGCCAGCGTTATTCCATAACCCACCAAAACCTGAATAATCTTGCGTATAATTTGTATTTTGCGGAATAGTTCCAATAACTACAGGCGTAGTTGCCTTCCAGTTCATTTGAACTTCTAAGCCATGCGTCGTAGCCGTACATTTTAAAATAGTCACAGCATCACAAGCGCCACCTGCAACAGAAGATGAAAGTGCTGAAGGCGTTACTTTTGCAACAGCAGACTCATTTTCAGTCGTACTCATAGTTGCGTAAAACTTCATAATGGCAACTCTTTCGCCATCAAACAATGTTTGGGATGTAGCAGTAATAGTCATGTCAATTCCCTAATCAAAAGCAGGGGCCGAAGCCCCTACTCTATTTAGCAAGAGCCGCCGTACTTTTTCTTCATTACAGTATGGCCACAAGAGTCACCCTTCATTTCAACGTGGCCGCCTTCTTTATACTTAGAAGGCGTAATCTTGCCACCAGTTTTGTATGCAGAAGGCGTAATCTTGCCGCCAGTTTTATAGCCACCTTGCATATTAGCCACACCACCAGTAGCCTTTTTCATAGCGTGCATTCCACCATGCTTTAACTTAAGCGTGGTGCCTTTGTCACCCTTATGCTCTTGCATATCATGTTGCTTAAAGGCTTTTTTCATCATGGCCTTGTCTTGCGCCATATCTGCTTTGCCACCTTCTTTCATAGCTGCTGCCATTAAAGGCGGGGCTACATTAGGACGTGCTGCACGAGGCATACCCATTGCACCAGTACGTTGGATCGCAGCAGGCATACCTTTTTTCATACGAGGCTCAACTGAAGTTTCAGTTGTCATCTCTTTAGGTTCGCGTTTAAACTTAGCCATGCTATACTCCTTAAGCTTGTGTAACGCCAAGGGCGCCAACACGAGTTGCATTAGGGCCTACAGCAATTGCTGGCAGGGCTATTCCCATCACAAGACGTTTGATGCCATCTGCCGCCGAGGAGGGCAAATAAGTACCACGCACATCACCTGTGGTTGTGGTGGCCGTCAATGTAGCGGCAACAGTCATGGTGCCAGCATCTTCAGCCAAAGTATTGTCCCAGCCCGCACGGGTGACGTAGCCCCTATCAGTGATACGCAATGGCGCACCCAAGATGTCGGTTGTACCTACCGCAACAGTTACCACGCTTGCGCCAGAAGAGACAACACTGGAGATTTGGTAGAAGGCTTTTTTACCGCTCACAGTCGTTGATGCCACTGTTCCTGTTGCAATTACCTCGCTCATGGCCTGACCGTAGTAGTCGTAGCCCGAGACGGTGATGTTTACCGAAGTTGGAGTGCCTGCGCCTGTGGTCGTAGAAACAGCACGAGGGCAGTCAAGTTGCAAGACTGTTGCACCACTTGTAGTCGTAACGGATGTAACACCAGCACCTGCGGCAAGCGTGAGCGTGGTAGCAGTTGTAATGACAGCGGCAACAATGTTGGTTGTCAGCTTTGCTTGTGGAACAACGTCCCAAACATAAAGACGACCTAGTGGGCCTACACCTACGCTCATTGGGGATGGGTTTTGCAACAAAGCGTTGCCTGAACCAATAATTGTGGCGCTTGCTACAGTTTGTGAGGCGCTTACAGTGTAAGTACCTATACCGCCAGAACCAGTACCAAAAGCTGTAATATAAGTACCATTGGTGAGTGACGTTGAACTGTCAATGAACATACCAACAGTAATTGGGTCACCAGAAAGCATAGCGGTGACAGTTAATGTGGTTGTAGCAATTGAGCCAGTAAAAGTTGAAACAGCAGGGTACTGATCCACACCTTGAACGGTAATGGCTGAACCTAGAAATAGGTCATCTGAAAATTGGGGCATCTCGTCTGCTCCTTGAAAAGTTTGACGAATAGTGAATAAAGGGGCTGAGTTTTACCCCAGCCCCTAATACTTTACACGCCGGGCGTGCCGTACAGCGCGCGAGGATCTGTCCAGCCAATATCGTAACGCTCAGTGCTCTTGTAGCGCATTGAGTCAGTTTCGAAATCGCCTTCCATAGTTTTTTCCAAACCACGACGCATCATAAGTTTCATACCTTCTGGTGCATCGGTCTCTACCCACCATGCAGTTGCTGAAGTTAAACGAGAAAGAACAGCTGCGCCTTCTGGCAACAAACCAATTGATTTAACTGGGTTGATGTCGTTATTTGCAGTGCCTGCACGTAAAACAGACTTCAGCAATACTTCAGCTTGGAACACATTGCCCGGTGCAATAACCAATTTGGTTGGTTGCAAACGGATTTTCTTACCGTTGTTGTCAACTGCTTGACGAACTTGGATAAGCATCTGCTCTAGTGAAGTTTGCGACAAGTTAGCGGCAGTCGATAGCAAATTGCTAAAGTTACCATTAACGATTGGGTGAGTAGTGGCATTCAACTGAACGCCGTCACCGCCTGGGTAGGCACTATTGAAAGCACGATTCAGCACGTTGGCTGCAAGTGTTTCTTTAGTTTCAACCAAGGATTGCGCCAAGTGCTTGGCATATACAGAACCAATACGGATGTGGTCACCATCTTCAACCAGCACTTTGGTCAGAGCGAAGGCCAAGCCATACACTTTGTACACATAGCGTTTGAGGAAGAGGACACCACCTTGTTGATACGACACTGGAGTACCGTCAGGCAACTCAGGTGCTGCACCAAAACCGTAC